CCTCTCTAAAAGTTGGGAAGGGTTCACATCTTTCATTAATCCTCCCTATGGCCGGGGCATCGAGCGCTGGATCCACAAGGCCTATCGGGAATCCAGAAACGAAGAAACCCGAGTGGTGCTGCTGATTCCAGCGCGGACCGATACAAAGTATTGGCATGAGTATGTCATGAAAGCTGACGAAGTATACTTTGTGAAGGGTCGCTTAAAGTTTGGGGACAGTCAAAACTCTGCCCCCTTTCCGTCGGCGGTGGTAGTATTTGATGGCACAAATCGACAACAACTTTTTGGAGCGATTAACAGATGAATCGCAAAGAGCGGCGCGCTATTCAGCGACACGTGGGCCAAGAGAACAGCGAAGCGCTGGCCGAGCAGGTTGCCCTATTTGGAAAACTACCGGAGGAATGCATGGCATGCCACAAACCTTTCGATAAGAAAGATAGAGAAATGGTAAGCTTGTGGAGCGTGGTCGTGAGACAGGAAGTGGTAAGATTATTTTGCCCAGAATGCATAGACACAGCAAGAGGAGTGATAGAAAATGCAAGTGATTAGACTCTCAATAGATGGCTTGAAAAAGATTATTGCAGGAGAAGTGAAAGAGGATGTAACGTGTGTGGTAAAGTTTTATTCGCAAGATTGCCATCTTTGCCACAACCTGAAGGATTACTATCAAGAATTAGCGGCCCTTGAAAAATATAAAAATATACATTTTTTTGCTTTCAATGTGGACGATTATACGCCCATCGAAAAACAATTAAGCTTTAGCGGAGTTCCCACTATCGGCGTCGTTAAAGCTTATACTGCACGCCGCAAGCCGAAGATAAGAATTATGCCAGATCCCGATACACCCCAAGAACACACTTGGTATAAAATAGGCGCCATTAAAGAATTTATAGAGGAGCATCGATAAATGAAAGAAGCTTTTTCGTATGATGATGTACTCTTGTTGCCCCAATATTCCGATATTCGAAGTCGTTCCGAGGTCTCCCTCCGGACGGACTTGAAAAATAATCTGCACATAAATTTGCCAGTTATCGCTTCTCCCATGGACACTATTTCGGAGGCCGCTATGGCCTTTTGTGTAGGGCAGCGCGGCGGAACCGCCGTAATCCATCGTTATAACTCTATCGAGTATCAAGCGCGAATGATTTCCATGGCACAAGATTTAGCCGCCACCAACAACCTAACCTCGTTTGTGGTGGGCGCAGCCATTGGTATCACTGATGATTATATGAATCGTGCAATTTGCACCATGAGCGCTAATGCTTCTTTCCTGTGTGTTGATGTTGCTCACGGGCATCATATTATGATGAAAGAAGCGCTCCAAAATTTAAGGAGCGAATTCGGAGCCGACGTACACATCATGGCAGGGAACGTCGCCACTCTAGATGCCATTAATGATTTGGCTGACTGGGGTGCAAATTCCGTGCGATGTAACATTGGGGGAGGCTCCATATGTTCCACACGCATACAGACGGGCCACGGTGTCCCGGGCCTCCACACCATTATTGAGTGTGCCAAAACCGATCGGGATGTTGCCATTATCGCCGATGGCGGAATAAGAAATTCTGGCGACATTGTTAAAGCGTTGGCCGCAGGAGCAGATGCTGTGATGGTCGGCTCTCTGCTGGCTGGAACGGACGAGTCCCCCGGTAAAGTATATGAAGAAGCGAATGGCGTACGCTGGAAGACTTATCGAGGGATGGCGTCCAAAGAGGCGCAAGTTAGTTGGCGCGGCCGCTGCTCCTCCCACGAAGGGATAACTACACGCGTACCCTACCGCGGAAGTGCCGATAACATCCTACAAGATTTGGAGAGAGGAATCCGATCAGGCCTCTCCTACAGCGGCGCCCGCACCCTTTCCGATCTCACCCACCGCGCCCAATTTGTCCGGCAAACTTCTTCCGGCATCTCTGAGAGCGGTACGCACATCGAAGGGCGCAAATACTAATGAGCGATGCGCCGGCGTATGGAAAGATGAATAAAAAGATCGTTTTCACTGAGAACGATGGGCGCCATGCCAAACTAGTCGTGAGACTCAAATATGATAATTTGCGCCAATCGGAGTTTTTTCGGGCATGTATTAGTGGCTACCTTGAGCAAGATGAGAGGATCATGAGTTTTATAGACGATCTTAAAAAACAATCAGCATCCAAGAAGAAGAAATCCAAGAAGCTTAGATTGCAAGGAAAGGAGCTTTTGAATGACGCCGGATTTTCCGACACTCAGTTAGACGATCTGTTTGATTTGATAGCAGAAGAGCATCCTGACTTATGAACTTCGATGGTTTGAAACACTGCTCCCGAAAGTGTCGGGAGATGGAACAAGCGTGCCCTGTTTCCGAGTGTCGACTCTGGATCGATTTCGAGGAAGAGCATAACTGCAGTTTGGTCTCTATCTATGAAAATGGGTCCATGACTCTGCGTCAGGTTGGGGAAAGGTTGGGAATTTCTTTTGCGCGAGTCAAGCAATTGGAGACTCGCGCACTACTTAAGATGCGTCGCATTGCTAACAAATGGTAAAAATACTAGTTTTTGCAAATTACTTAACTATTTATTATTGACTCATTTCGAAGGAGAAAAAAGATGGCTCGTAAAAACCTTTTAACTGAGGCGGAAGTTCGCAGCTTTATGAAGCTGGCAGAGTTACGTCCCCTTGCTAGCGGCAAGATTGAACAACTCTACGGGCAGGCCCCAGACGTTAACGAAGAAGATGAACTTGAGAGAGAATTAGACGCAACCGAGGACGAATTAGGTGCCGAAGATCACTTTGCCGATGAAGAAGCAGACGAATTAGGCGCAGATGATATGGAACTTGGGCTGGATGCAGACGAAGACAATGGCGGCGGATCCGACATGGTATCGGTAGATGATTTCATGGGCGCCCTTGAGACCGCATTGGAAGATGTGTTGGGTGAACCTGTATCGACTGAGATGGATGATGAACTGGGCGACGATCTAGCTCTCGACGCTGAGGATGATCTCGATATGGGCGTCGAAGATGAAGTCGATATCGCATTGGACGCAGAAGAAGAAGAACTGCCCGGCAACCGCCCCGTATACGAAGATCAAGAAGCCTTGGTGAAAGAAGTAGCTACGCGGGTAGCTGCACGACTGCAGGCGCTAAACAACAAAGATAACATGGTTGACGCTCTTGCCGAGCGGATCATGAGTAGATTAACCAAATAAACATTGACATTTGGTATACGAGCCATTATAATAACCACTGGAATCCCGGTGGTTATTTTTTAGGAGTACAATGGATATCTGGTGGCTACATGCCCTAACTTTTATTTTTGGATACGTGACTTGTAAGACTTTTTATTTTTTAAATGTTTCTCGTATCTCATTAAAATTATTGAAATCAAGCCGAGTTATCTATTTATTAATGATAACAAAGGCACTAGAACATTATGTAGTGTCGGAGCAAGTGATGAAAAATTATTTAAAAGAATCCGGCCAAGATACGCGCACACAAGAAGCCTTTAAAATAAGGTTTGAAAACGAAGTAGATGTTTTAAAGCGCCACGCCATTCGCGACATATTGCGAAACACCCCCAGTGCCTTCCGCCCGGGCCTTGAATTTCACGACTGGTCGACGGCCATGACCTATCTTCAACTCCACCAAGAAGATGCTTATAATTTTTGGAGGCTCGACGAATGATTGGAAAAATTTTGGATATCATTGGAAAATCCGATGGAGCGCAAAGAAGCAAAGAGAAAGAAGAAGCCCACCGCGCTGCCCTTGAAGAAGAGGTGGCCCAGCTTTTAGGAATGGAAGGGGCCCCTCCGCCGGAACCCGACTTGCGGAGCATAGGATTGTTTTCCGATGTTTCCGAAGAGAAGGTGGCCGAACTTGTTCACGCTATGCTGTACCTCGACGAATTAAACCGGGTAGGCCGCGAAGTAAAGCCCATTCAATTTTATATTTCCACGTACGGGGGCTCTGCGGACGATATGTTTGCAATGTATGATATTATGCGTACCGTGCGTGACACCACCGAAATTCATACGGTGGGGCTCGGAAAGGTAATGTCGGCCGGCGTCATTCTATTGGCTGCCGGCACCAAAGGAAAGCGCGAAATCGGGAAGAATTGCCGCCTCATGATCCACTCAGTTATCGCGGGAAATCATGGACCCCTCCACAACCTTTTAAATGAGATGGAGGCAGTCGCGCAAATCCAGCAGATGTACATTGATTGTTTGGTGGAAGAAACTAATTTAAGCAAAAAACAGCTCAAAAAGCTATTAGAACGCAAGGTTAACGTCTATTTATCTGCACAACAAGCAGTTGAATACGGGATTGCAGACATCATAATTTAGAGGAAAAAGAATGGCAAATTTCATGAAAGATATGTTTATTGATGTGCGGGAAGAAAAGAAGTCCCCCACTCCGTTGGACGCGCTAACGCGGATGATCGAGGAGATCATAGAGATACCAGTCGCCCCTTTACTGGAACGCTCCACTAAAAAAGGTGCACCCAAACAACTCACCATTGATCTTATCCCAACTCTCCCAATCACAGAGATAGGGTGGGGGTCCCTTACAACTCCTGACGGAGAAGGCAAAGAGGTGAGAACCTCGGCCGGCCAAGACCTTGCGCAATTTCTTAATAATATTGCGCCCGGCGGAGATCTCAAGGCCAAGCTCGAAGCCCTCGATGAATATTATAAAAACCCAATGCCCAATGAAGAGAATCTTCCTCCGGGCCAACAAATCAGTCGCACCATCTCCAACCTAGTGTTCTACAAGACGCTGACAAACCTCATCACTAATTTTAACGCCTCCTCAGCCGGCTTCGCTTTCGAATCTTTCTTGGCTGTTTTGCTCGACGCAGAAACGGGGCGCCAGATCCCGGCTTCTGAAGCATCCACCATCGCTGATATTGTAGTTGAAAAAGGCGGCCGGCCAATTTCTCTCAAGCTTTATAAAGAGGGTCAATTAAAGGTTGGTGGTTCCTACAAGCAACTAGTTGATGACTTGATGGGTGACTACCCCGTTATGGAATATGTGGTGGTAACGAAAGATTTAGAAGGCACCGGCTTGGAGCAGCAGGGTAAGTTAAACTTTTACGGTTTTAATTTTACGACTCAAAATTTTATAGAGATTTTGGCAATCAAAGCCAAGGAAGTCAATCTTATGAAATTACCTGATGTTTTCAAGTCGCCGGTGGAGGAACTGGAGAGCAGACTACAAGAAGCAGGAGACCTCAGAGATTTCTTATCGGTACCAGCGGCTACTTATGTCAA